TGGAGTCGGTTTCTTCTTCTTTGGACGCAGGAGCGCGAGCAGTCGTTTGAGCCAGGCCATTCACAAGTGTGTGGACGGCGGGCGCGCAAATTCTTGAGCGTCCTACAGATGCTGACAGACGTTTAGTACCACATGCAAACGATCGCCGTGCAGGCCGCGTATCCGGAAGAGGCGCGGTGCCCGAAGTGCGGCAACTCTCAGCACATTAGGCACGCCGGGCCGTCAGCGAACGGGCATCAGGCGTACGACATCCTCTCCGACACGTTCGGCGTCGTGATGTGCCCGGCGTGCAAGCATCGCGCGGGCTGGATCGAGTTTCATCAGCCGAGAGCAGTGAATCGCGGCGGCGTGCGGACGTGAATCGTCTCGCCCACTTTCGGCAGGTACGGATTCCCCATGTGGAAGCGATTGGGCCACTGGGCATACGGATACGGATGGACAATCGGTCTCTGCTTCACGCCCAACGCGGCGAGCGGCGCCTTCCGCACCTGTTTGATTGTGTCGACGAACGCGCGCTCGCGAAAGGGATAGCCGTACTATGACCGTTCGGAAAGAGCGAGGCGACGAGTTTTTTGAAACGATGCGGAAGCGTTTCAAACTAGCGGAAGAAGCGTTGGTGGATATTCACGCTGAAGCCCTTCAGGATTTTCGGTTCAGAGAAGGAAACCAGTGGGACGAAAAGGTCAAGTCTGCTAGAGAGGCTGATGGGCGTCCGGTTTATGTAGTGAATCGCATCCCGCAGTTTCTGCGCCAGGTCACAGGCGAACAGCGCAAGAACCGGCCCGCGATTCAAGCCTCGCCCATCGGCGACGGCGCGGACGTCGAGACTGCCGAGATCGAGCAGGGGCTCATCCGGCACTTCGAGCGCACGTCGAACGCGAGCGAAGCCTACGATTTGAGCTTTGACGATATGGCGACGGGCGGGTTCGGCTTTTTCCGCCTGCTCACCGAGTACACCGATGATGACTCGTTCGATCAAGAGATCTGCTTCGAGCGCGAGCTGAACCCCTTCGCGCACTATCCCGACCCGCGGTGTAAAAAGCGCGACTACAGTGACGCGAAATTCTGGTTCGTCGTCGAAGACGTGCTCACCGACGACTTCAAAGAGCAGTACGGGGAATCGAAGCTCTCAGGCTTGAACGATTTTTCATCCATGGTGGATGCGGCGCCGGGCTGGATTCAGCGCGATAGCGTGCGTGTCGCCGAATACTTCTGGATCGAGACCACACACAAAACCATTCGCAAGGGCAAGCAGGAGCGCGAGCGCGAAGAGAAGCAGGTCTATTGGTGCAAGACCAACGGCTTCGAAGTCTTGGAAGAGGCCGAGATCCCCGGCAAGTACATCCCCATCGTGCCGGTGCTCGGCGAAGAGCTCAGAGTCGACGGCAAGCGGCATCTGATCGGCCTGGTGCGGTACGCGCGCACGCCGCAGATGCTCTATAACCTCTGGCAGTCGGCAATGGCCGAAACCATCGCTCTCGCGCCGAAGCAGCCGTACATGGCGACGGTCAAGCAGATCGAGGGCTATGAGCAAATCTGGGGCACGCTGAACACGAAGAACTACCCCTACCTGCCCGTGAATCCGGACAAGGACGCTCCCGGCTGGCCCGAGCGCCAGGTGGTTGAGCCTCCCATCCAGGCCATCACGGGCGCGATCGCGCACGCCGACGCGGATCTCCACAACACCACCGGGCTCTATCCCGAGTCGCTCGGCGAACCGCAGCACGATCAAAGCGGCAAGGCGATCCTCTTACGCCAGAAACAAGGCAGCACGGCGAACTTCGGGTTTTCCGATTCGATGACGACCGCGATCAAGCACGCCGGGCGCATCATCATCGGCTGGATTCCGCACTACTACGACGCCCCGAGAGTCGTCAGGGTCGTGAATCCGGACGGCACGAGCAAAACGGTGCAGATCAATCAGCCGTTCCAGGATGACCAGGGGCTTCAGAAAGTGTTCGATTTAACGGCGGGCAAATACGACGTCGCAGTGAGCTCCGGCCCGAGCTACGAGAGCGCACGCCAGGAAGCCGCGGACTCGATTCTGCAGCTAGTTCAAGCCCAGCCGGCATTGATGCAGGTCGTAGGCGATCTGCTCGTGTCGAACTTCGATTGGCCCATGGCGCCGGAAATCGCGGCGCGCTTGAAGAAGATGCTCCCCAGCCAGCTCCAAGACGAATCTGCGAACGCTCTGCCGCAGGCCCAGGCGCAGCTCGCGCAGGCGCACGTCATGATTTCGCAGTTGACGGCGGCGGTCAATAAGCTCACTGAACAGAAGATCGCGAAGCTTCCCGAGCTCGCGATGAAAGAGCGTGTGGCGCTCATCATGGCGAAGGCCGGAATTATGGAAGCCGCGCTGAAAGCGAAGTCGCAGGAAGCCATGCTGATCTTCGAGAAAGACCTCGAACAAATCGACCGGCAGCTCGGGCTCCTTCCGGATCCCGGCATGCAAACCGTTGACGAGAGCGGCACTGGTGGATCCGCGCAGCAGCCATCAGCCGGGCCTGGCCAGCTCCAATCTCCGGCTGGCCAGCCACCCGCGCCGCAAGCGCCGCAGCCGTTAGCGGCATAGAACAAGTTTCCTCACCGCCGCATTCGCTCGAGGACCTTCAGCGATGACGCGATGACGGGAAGAACGAGGGGGAGCCCCTGAACCTCCGCAGGGCGCGCTCCCCTTTCGTTTTTTCCACCCCAAGTTTCCCGCTGGCGCGAAAGGCGCTGAGCGGGATTTTTTACGCATGGACGAACAAACACTGACGCCAGAACCCCCTCTGGCGGGCTCGCTGGCTGACTATCGCGCTTCACGCGAAGCGAAGCCTGGCGCGCCTGCTCCTGAGACGAAGAAGGCAGAGACACCCGCTTCTGGTGACGAGCTGGAAGAAAGCGCCGCGGCGCCGGGTACCGCGGAACAACTTACGGAACAGGCTGACACGCCTGGACCTGAGCAGGAGCCGGCCCGAAAAAAGGGCGGATTCCAGCGCACCATCGAAAGGCTGAATCGCGAGAACGCGGAGCTCAAGCAGAAACTGGCGGGGCAACCTCCTGCTGGCGAGAGCGAAGAGCAAGAGCCAGCACCGGCTGAAGAAGCCGCGCCAGCTCTGCCGCAATTCTCAAAGCCCAAGCCCACTCTTGAGCAGTTCGAATCTTTGGAGGCCTTCACGGAGGCCATCACGGATTGGAAGCTCGAGAAACGGGATTTCGACTCTCAGCAGGCGAGCGCGCAAAGCGCGGCGCGGGCCGAGGCCGACCAGCTTACGAGCGACTGGAACACGCGGAAGGAAGCAACGAAATCGCGGCACGCAGATTACGACGACGTGATTGCGGCCGTGGATAGCGTGAAGCTCCACCCCGTGCAACAGCGGGCGATCATGGAGTCCGAACTGGGTCCGGAACTGGCGTACGCGCTGGCGTCCGATCCCGAAGAACTCCAGCGCATCGTTCGACTCCCGCCACTCGCGTTTGCGCGCGAGCTCGGCAAGTTGGAGGCGAAACTCGCTTCCGAGTTGCCCGGCGAACCTGCTCCCGAACCTGAAGCCAAGGTCAGCTCGGCTCCCCGGCCCATCCGGCCGGTACGGAGCGCGCAAGGCGCCGCGGCGGGCGTCGTCGACGTGAAGAATATCTCACTCGGCGATTACCGGCGCGCCCGCGAATCCGGCAAGCTGCGCTGATCGCAACGCTTTGAACCGCGCACGACGCGAAGCTGTGCGCTCCCCTCTACCCCGCGCGGGCATGACAGCCCGCGCGCACTTCTCTCTCTCTCGCTAAAGCGAGCAAAGGAGCCACTCAGTGGCGAACACACTTTTAACCGACCAGCACATCACGGACGAAGCCCTGATGATCCTGGAGAACGAACTCACCTTCACCAAACAAGTGAAGCGCACTTATGCGAAGGAGTTCACCAACAAGAAACGCGGCGACACGATCTACATCCGCAAACCGCCACGCTACATGGTGCGCGATGGCCAGGCCGTCTCCATCCAGGACACGACTCAGAGCCAAACGCCCATCGTGCTGTCTCACCAGTACGGCGTCGACGTGGAATTCAATTCGGCCGATCTCGCTCTGCGCGTCTCCGAATTCGGCAAGGACATCCTGCAACCGCAGATTGCCGTGATTGCGAACGCGATCGACCTGGCCGGCCTCGCGCAAGCCAATTTGATTTACAACGCGGTCGGGACACCGGGCACGACCCCCGGCACCGGAGCCACGGCTCAAGCGGCTCTCGCGGTCTACGCCAACGCGCAGGCGCTGCTCGATAAATGCGCGGCGCCGCGCGATGGGCGCCGCGCCATCGTGATTCAGGAAGACGCGCAAGCGATCACCGTGCCGAACCTGGCCGGGCTCTTCCAGGACCAGAAGGAAGTCTCGAAGCAATACCTCGAAGGCACGATGGGGCGGGCTCTCGGCCTCAAATGGTCGATGGATCAGAACGTCAACGTGCTCACGCAAGGCACGCTCGGCGGCACGCCGCTGGTCAATGGCTCGATCACGCCCGCGACGGCTCCGACGGGGACCGCGCTCGGCGCCATCACGAATTTCACTATTTCGACAAATGGATGGACGGCTTCGACCAAGGTGCTGCTCGGTGGAGAGATCTTCACTCTCGCGGGCGTGCATGGCGTGAATCCCGTGTCGAAGCAGGACACCGGGAAGTTGCAGCAGTTCGTCGTGTTGGGTGGGCCATACACGGCGGACGGATCGGGCAATATCGCGGCGCTGCAAATCTCGCCTCCCATCATCACGACTGGGGCCTATCAGACCGTGACCGCGCTCCCCGTGGCCAACGTCGCGCTCACTTTCCTGGGCGCGGCTTCCGTCGTCTCGCCGCAGAATCTCGCATTCCATCAGGATGCTTTTGCATTCGCTTCGGTCGATCTGCCGTTGCCGGAAGGCGTGCACATGCGCGCCCGCAAGAGTGACGACCAGCTGGGCATTTCCATGCGCTTCGTGGCCGGATTCGACATTCGAACCGATCAATTCATCGGGCGCTTCGACGTGCTCTGCGGCTGGGCTGTGCCACGGCCCGAATTCGCGGTTCGGCTGCCAGGCTAAGCCGCTTCCGAAGGGGGCGCGCCGCTCGCGGGCGCCTCTTTCATTGAAAGCTTTCCACACATTTCTTTCTTTGAGGACAAACCATTGAAAAACTTCTCTGTTCGCGCGGCGCTCTTCTGCGCCGCGCTCGCTTCGATTCTTTCCGCGCAGGTCGCGACGCCTCCCGGGCCATCGACCGGCTCGACCATTTCGACGATCCTCCAATCGACCGCCGGAATGCCGGCGATCGGCGCCGTCTGCACGAGCTACAACCTGGACTACCTGAACTATCAGACCGGCGAGCGCCGGGTCTGCGTGGCCGGGCTCATCGAGCCGAGCGGGCTGGGCACCGAAGCCATCGGCACGGCCATTGCCTCGGCCTCGACCATTGCGCCCGTGGCCAAAATCACGCACGTGACGGGCACCACCAACGTCGTCACCATCACCCCGCCCGCGGCCTATACCACGGCCGGCTACGGCGGGTGCATCGTTCTCATTCCAGACGGGCTGTGGTCCACGACCAACGCCGGCAATATCGCCATCGCCACCACCGGCGTGGTCTCGAAGCAACTGAATCTGTGCTACGACGCCACCGCCGCCAAGTGGTACCCGAGCTATTAACTTTTCTCCTTCACGCGCGGCTCTTCCGTGGGCCGCGCGGTCTTTTTTCTGAAAGGAACTTCAACGATGAAGAAATTTCTCTTGCT